ATCTTCTTCAAAGTTTATCTCAAAATCGCTTGATTCCAATATCTTTTGGAGATAGTTGTAGGCTGCTTCTTCTACTGTCTGTTTCATATCTTCTCGATTAAATTATTACCATGACATCACGCTTTCTGGCGAATATAGAATCCGTTATATAGTACGTGATGGCTTTCTCTTCCGCATCTCTCAACAATTCGTGTTTAAGAATCTTATAGTAGGAGTTGGTATGCTCTGTATAGACCATGATTTCTCTTACCCGTTTCAAATCGTCTAAAAAGGATTGAGGGTTATGTTCCTTTATTTTCTTTATATTCATAATTGACCGTCCTTCTTTACAATTCTACCATCGTCTAACAACGTGTATAGTTTACCCTTATATGCCAGAGCAAAACGCCATTGGCGGGCACACTTCAAATACTGATGCAATTTGTATCTGTGCGGGTGTTTCTGCATCTTTTTTTCTATTCTTTTCTTCATGTTACGTCATTAATGTGAATTTCTCCTTTCAAAACTCGCTCTACCTGCCTGTCTATTATTCCTTGGAATTCTATTTGGCAAATAAGAGAACAATCAGGCATGATTTCTTCTGGTATTTCTCCACGGTTAGGAGAAAGCTCATCAAGAAATATTTTTCCCGATTTGTCTTTCAGACACGTTGCACCCACTTCTCGTTCAATTACTGCCATTCGGTTGAATACCTCCGGGAAGTCTTTCCGTATCTTATTCCAATAGCCCATACCACCTTTCACACAACCGATGCAGTTGTTGTTATTGTAACCCATCTTGTACATGGCAGGGATTTCAATGCCAGCTTTCCATAGCATACCCATTGCATCCTTTTTGGTTATCTGTCTTTCAATAAGCGGGAATAACGGCTTTGTATCCGGATATTGTTGCTTTAGGCGAATGGCACGGTTAATCTCTTTCGGGTCAAAATCAAATCCCCAGACTTGACCGTCCCAATTTCCCAACTCTTTTTCCAGCTTGTAACGGACTTGTTTCTTTAGTTCAAATGTACAAGCTGCGCCAGTAGGACCATTAATAAATCTTTTCTTAGCCAACACATCCTCTACGTTGAGATACTTATCGCTTCTGATAGTATGTATCGGGCGATTATACCATCTTCCACAATCAGATAGGAACCGGGTGTTATCAGGATGCCCGGAACCTGTTTCGATATAGTAAATCTGCACATCATCATACAGACTTAGTGCTATCTTACAAGCTACTGCGGATGTTACACCGCAAGAAAACCATGCTATTATCATTTTTATTACTATATTTGCGCCACCTATGCGTGACGGGCTAATTTTTAATTAAATAACTTACAATTATGATATTAGATATAAGCCCTGAATGGTTGATTTACATTCTTCCATTCGTAATCGAGTATGTTCTAAAGCCAATGCTTGGAACTTTGTATAGTGAAATCTGGAACCATGTAAAGAAATGGTGGAGTAACTATAGAACTCGTCGTCATCAAGGCGCAATGGTAAGAGATGGGAGACAGCCATCTCAAACAAAAGAATTATTCTTTTTGACCCTCCAGAGGGTCTTTTCTTTTTTATGGATTTGCTCATTACTGTTCCGGTTATGAATTAAAAAGCTCATCCATATCTTGATAATCTATGCAGTTTATAGGGATACATAAATCAGGGTCATCTAATTTAATGTCAGATCCCCAACATTCTAGTTGTTTTGCGCAATCAATACAGAAATATTCTTCATTTTCCATTTTATTCCTTTCTGTTCCGTTTTGAGGGTTATTCACTATCGTATTCTGATATAATTTCCAAAACATCGCTTTGTATTTTTTCATCAGTTAGCATGTGCTCAACTAATTTTTTTCGATGCGAGGGTTTGGCTATAATACACTTCGCTATGTTATTGTTATCGGTAGCCATTATTATAATTCCACCTTCGTGAGTCTTAGGTAGGCGTACTGCCATTTCTTTAGCAAATGCCTCTACGTCTTGAATAAATTGACTTTTCATATTGGTTCCTTTCTATCTTGATAGAATGCAAAATTATCTTCACATTCTCCGTTCTGCGTTATATATTCATTGGTGATGATTTCGGGGTGTTTTGGCAATCGGTAAACTAATCCTCCATACACCCATTCATCGTTTTTTGAGCGTTTCCCTCTGAATTTTATCATTCTCATCCTTTACCTCCTTTCTTCAATTCTGCAATAAGAGCATCGGCAAATTCCACAGAACTTACAGCAACCTCCTCAAAATCTCTCTCTCCAACCAGTACATCTCCATACTGATTACTTAATCGCCCTTGCATAGCGGATTTTGCCAATTCATATCTACGTTGTTCCCAGTCTATGGCTTTTTCAAATTCAAGTGCTGTTCCGGGTATTTTTCTACCGTCTTTTGTTATGAATGAACCGCATGAAACCAGCATAGTACCTGAAGGTTCAACATCTATGACCTCGCCGGTAGCCTTTACTTTAGCTTTAAGTTTTTCAGCAGCTCTCATTTGTCTCGTGTGTTCTGCTACACAAGTTTTACACCTGTTAGGATATGATTTGCTGAACTCTGAAATATGCTTTGTTTGCCCGCACTCTGTGCATTTTTTATAAATTGAATTGTCCATGGTTATTATTGATTATAAGTTTCTTGAATAGCTTGGAATATCTCATACATTACTTGTGGGACAATCGCATTGCCGTATGCCTTTATCGATTCCTGCCGCCACTTTGAAAAGGCAATACCGTCCAATCTGGTGGAAATCCCATCATCTCGGCTACAAACAGGGGATTGAGTAGGGAAGTTTTTCCACCGTTCTGCGAATGATGCTCTCCTAACATTACCGGCAGGTTGCACAGAGCATCCGTCCTCATTTTCCCATTTTTTCTTTTCAATGCTTGTGGGGAAACGGAGGGTTGATAGTCCCTCGCTGCTGGAGTAGGGAGCATCCCATTCACCGCCATTGCTGTCAAAGCTGTGCCCATTTGACTGTTCGGATTGTATTTCTTGCTGTATTTGTCCGCTTCCCGAGCATTGGGAGTAGGAAGAAGTCCCATCTTCGCGGAAAGTGCCAATGTCGGCCGTTCCTTTGCGTTCGGCGATAGTGACTTGTTGATTCTTCCCGTCCCTCCATCTATGGCTGTTGGTGTCGGGAGCAGCCCTACCGGATAGAATGTTGTCTTCCCATTTTCGTTGCATACCTTTAACCCCTGCGTCTGCACGGTGGGCAATAAAGAAGACGCGGTCTCTTCTGTGCGGCGCTCCGACGGCACAAGCCGGAATAACAACCGGTTGGACGGAATATCCTTCACGTTCAAGGTCGTTGCACACTGTTTCGACGACGTATTCCTGCCGATGCAATATTCTTTTTCGGTCAACCTCTCCGAACAGAGATTCTTCACGTCCCAACGCAGTTTCACTGCCGGGTTGTACCATTGAGAGGATTCCAGCAACGTTTTCACCAACAACCCAATCGGGCTGAATCTCCCGTATCGCTCGTAGCATTTCCGGCCAGAGATAGCGGTTATCTTCCGCTCCCTTTCGCTGTCCGGCAACGGAGAAGGGCTGACAGGGAAAACCTCCGGTGAGGACATTGATTTTTTCCCGCCACTCTGTAAAATCTGTTTTCGTGATGTCTTCATAACTTTTGCTGTTTGGGAACCAATAATCAAGTATTTTTCTCCCGAACGGGTTTATTTCACAATGGAACATATTTTTCCAGCCCATTATCTCGGCAGCTATTTCCGGACCACCGATGCCGCTGAACAAACTACCATGGGTAAACTTGTTCTTTTCCATGATTACGGATTTTTTGTTTTTGCTACTTTAGTTGGTTCATAGTACTTGCATTTGCCTGTTTCCGGATTGTATGCCGGCCATACCCATTGCAAACGTGTATCGGGCGGATCGGGCAAATAGCGTTTGCAACTCTTGCGGATTGAGCAGGTAACGCCCGAACAATAACTATAATCTGTATTCATTGTCATAATGTTTTTAATTAGTTTACTGTTTTCTGAATGACTGCTCATTACCGAAATTGATGATTAGCATCATTTCACGGAAACGGTCTGCAATTCGTTCGTCGTAATATTCTGAAATCCCTTTTGCCGTAAGATTGGATGAAACTAGCGTGCAGAATTGCTCTTCATACCGGAAAGACAGTATATCCATTGCTGCTGTTACGTAATCGCCATAATGAATACTCTCTTTCGGTTCTGAGCCGAGGTCGTCTATTGCGAGTATTTCAATTTTACGCAACCTTTTGTATTGTGCCACATCAGATATATTGTCACGTGTAGGGTTGTTGTATGCTTTTGCCAACAAAACGAGTTCCTTTGCCGGTACTATCATGTATCCGCGTACTGGATATGTATCCACATTACTGCTATATCCCTCATCTGAGCGCAAGTAGTTTATAAGGTTTTGCAACGCACGTAGAATGGTAGTTTTTCCATTGCCGGCACCGCCGCATAGAAACAATCCGAAAGTGGAGGCTTCCGATGTAATCCAATTGGAAATGTCCCAAAGGTGCTTTTTGTATTGTTCGGTGGCATTAAATTCCCTATGCCTATGGGCAACTTCCACCCGGCACGCTTCATATAGCATAGCGTAAACTTGCTTGGCTGTATATGGCAATCTAAAACGAGTTACCATATGTTTTCTCTTCATCAGATTTGAGAAGATTGCCTCTGCGTTGATTTCGGCTGTCGGGTCTAACTTTATCATCTTTTCTTTTATTTTTGTCGTTTACAATTCTCAACCATGCGTTGAAGTGCTGTTTTGCATCCTGCAAGGAAGAATGCCGGTCTTTCCCGTCTGCCAGGCATTGTACCCGGAAATCGTCAAGACTGCTGCGCAATAATGATATATCCATGTGATGAAGTACTTGTAGTTGGTCAAGCCAACACTCATCTTTTTCCAGTTCAGCAATTTCTTCATCAAGTGTAAGGGAATAGATTTCACTTGGAGGCGGATTGTCTGGTTTTTGGCAAGCACCTTTGGAAGTCGGAATCAGATCGGGGGCTCTTTCTTCCTGAATGAGTCTATAAGATTCAGGTATAGATACAGACTTTCTTTTGGCGCGGGTACACATTTCCGTATATCGTCGCTGGATTGATGCCGATGTGATAATCCCACGTGATAGTAGTTCTTTATCGAAAAGCCCCACCGAACCGCAGTATTTCACAACTTCCTGCACCGTGTTTTCTTCCAGCCCGAAGTACTCAGCTACGTCAAAGGCAGTATTTGCATCCCACACAAGGAAACAGCCTTGTACTCGGTAAATCTCACACAGAATATAGTCGTACACAGCAATGCCCCGGCATTTAAAATCTTTTTTCAGCCGCTTTATCCGACGGTCTTGGTATCTATCGGTATCGACAGTATAATAATTAAGACCTGTTTTGATGTTTGCCATATTAGACATTGTTTTAAAATTCATTTCTCAAATAATCATCCACTTCACGAATGAAATCATCCAGCGAAAAGCACAGAACATATTTGTATTCTCCGTTTTCACATATTATCTTTTGCCATTCTTTTTGTGATGGAGATTGATAGCCGCCTTTCTTTTTCATTTCAATGAGCAGCGCACCATAATCACGATTGCTTTTCAACAGAATCAAATCGGATACACCGGCTGTTACGCCCTCAGCTTTCAATTTGCCACCTGTAACAGTATCACGTCTTCCTCCGTTCGGCACAGCAAACAACCGGCCTTTCAATTTCGGATACTTCAAATTGAACCACTTTACGCAAGAGCATTGTATGCGATGTTCCTCATCGTCATATTTTTGCTTCTTTTTTCGTTCCCTTTCCATTTGAAGCATTTCCTCAAGTGTCATTGTCGCTTTGCTTTTCGGGTGTAACAATGGTGTCTTTTCCGGTCTTGTCTACTACAACTTTTTTTCCACCAACGGTTATCGTTGTCCTGCAACCTTCGGGGAGAGATTGTATGAAATTTCGTACAACAGGCGAATTGGCATTTTCACTGATGGTATCCGTAATGGACTCATCTGCGGCATATGGATAGACATCCATAATGGCAGTTTCCGCTACCGATGCAATTTGATAGTCGGCCATTGTGCCTTTCATACCCTCATCCAGTTTATTTACTGCATCACGCAAGTCGGCTGCTTGTACCAGTACGTTGGTAGCTGTCTTTTTTTCTGCTCCACTTTTTTCATCTAAGGTAATGAAATATAGCTTGCACTTGAACCAGCGGTCAGCACTGTCTTCCTCACAGGGAAAGAGCTCGCTATAGTTGGCACGTTTAATGTCGGAAACTGTAAACTCACCGGAAATAAAGGGTGTCATTTCTTCAATGATGCGTGCTTCCGCTTCCGT